CTAAATTTGTGTTCTTTCAGGAATCTAATAACACGAGGATGTTACAGGAGCAATTATTGCATCTTCAAGGATTCGATCTCCCAGACAATTGTTTTTCTATTTACAATTCTGGAATATCTGACATAATGTACATAATAAGACACTCCTCATTAGACAAAGGTAAGGACGTAGGTAAAGCATTCTGTATCATAAAAATAGGAAATGTCAGTGAAATGGATAAAAGAATATATGGGTTTTGTCATACAATAAAGTCAAAAAGTGTAAACAAAACAGGTATGCATTTAAGTAAGTGGAGACGTCTTCCTAGTGAAAGAATTGTCTATCATATAGATCAATATTATAGCGTGCTTTCCACAACTTACAATACTATGCTTAGAGGTCTTAAGGATGATATATGGGCAGAGACAAGGCACACTGAAAAAGTTTTATTGAGATCTGCAAATACTTATTTGACAAGATACTTGATTAGCCAAACACATAGTCAACAGTTTTCAGAAATGTTAGCTGATTACAGGTATCTTTACATGCACTCAGTTAGTGATTACTCTTCTGTTAGAGAATTTTGTTTAGATAAGTATGCTAAACCTATAAATAACTTTATGGAATGTGAACTGGTAATGTCCATACATAAATTTGACAATCTTAGGAAACAGTTTGATGAAGGCGGCGTTTTGAAACAGATGTCTGAATTTGTAGGTGACACCAGAAACACTGACAAAACAGGTGGTATTATCAATTTGCCTGGAATACTTGATAGTAGGAGAATGAGGAGCATACAAGATTTCCTTGACGAAATGTTCTTATATGTTCATACAAATAAAGAGCCTTCCTCACAGTTTCACGAGTATGTTAAGGCATTTCAAACCATTGAAAAGTATCAGAAAGCTTATGAAGAGTTGACCGAAAAAGAAAAGTCCGGTGATTTTTTGGATTTTGAATCATTGAAACAATTAATCATTAGACCTAGTGGAATTGGACACCACAGTTTGTCCACAAAATTAGGTTCAGTAATACTTTCTGATACACTAGCGGGAGCAAATTTGCCATCAAAGATAGAATCAGCTTTAGAGAAAATGACACTACTTGACATTAACAGCACAAGAGCCGTGATTCCTGAGTTAGAAAGGGAAAGGACCAGTGAAAAACTTTCTGGTGTTCTTAAATCTATTGGTTTATCCAACAAAAACTTACCTAAAGCATTAAAGGGAAAGAAGAAATGGTTTAGTAAAAAATTAAGTGGTAAATTTTTAAAATTAATCTCTCTAGCAAGTCAAGATAAATCTAGTGTTGAATTCGTGAACATGAATGCAAGAACTATTGGGAAAGATCCTATTGATAAGTTGGTAACATGTTCAAAGACAGGCCGTTGCAAGGTTCATGATAGTACACTACATTTAAAGAAAAAGTTCTCTTTTAATAGGCTTGTTGATTTAGCATTTTGGAATATTGAGGAAAATAATTCAAGAGTCTTGGCTGATGTTTGCATTAAATCTCAGTATGGTGCTAAGAGAGAATTCTATGTGATAAATCATGGTGCTAAGGCAATGGTTAAAGTCGTTGAGGTCATGTTTGAAACCGTGTCAAAAGTTGTTCAAGAGGAAATGATTTCAGTTTCTGGAGACAACAAAATGTTCAATATACAAAATTTAGTTGATAAAGCAACAAAGGATATAAGCAATAAAAAGGGTTACAGCACTTTTTTTTGTAATGGAGATTGTACTAAGTGGTCAGCAGCTGAAACAATGGAGTGTTTTGAAAGTTTTTTATCTGGATTCAATGAACAGGTTTTGACAGATGATCAATCTAATTATTGTAGATTAGTCTTCAACAAGTGGAAGGATAAACGTATTGAAATACCTAAATTGTTAAAAAAGAATATATTTTTCAAAAAAGAAAATGGTGACATTTTATTTGAAGGTCAATCGGAGAATGAAGGTTTTAAATCACAACAAAACTTTTTGCAAGGTATGTTCAATTACTTTTCTTCATTGAAAGCAGTTGCTTGCACAATGTTCACTGAAAAGATGTGGAAAAAGATTTATCCAGATGAAGCCATCTATCTTTCTCACATGGAACATTCAGATGATTATGCTTTTGTTTGCTTGGCCAAAAGCGAGGAGGTTTTCTTCAGATTTAAAAGGCTTCATAGGATATGCATGAG